CTATGGATACCTCAAACAGGAGATGGGTCAAGACTTAGAACGTTTGTATAATGAAATCAATGAAGCACAGCCTAACGTAATTATTGCAATGGGTAGTATTTCATTGTGGGCACTGACGGGCTTTGATAAGATTGGTGTGTATCGGGGTGCTGTTATAGAATCTACTACTGATTTTCTTAACAGGAATTACAAAATTATACCTTCTTATAGTCCGTCAGCTGTTTTCAAAAACTACGGATTTAGATATCACTTATATTCAGATTATAAAAAAGCAAAAAGAGAATCAAGAACAAAACAAATTAATTATCAAGAACGAGAACTTTGGATAGAACCAACCATAGAAGATTTATATACATTTGAGATTAAACACATAAAAGATTTGGATGACTCCAAGCCTTTAGCATTCGACATTGAAACAGCAGGTGGGCAGATAACTTGTATTGGGTTTGCCCCCTCCTTAAACCACGCACTTGTTGTGCCTTTTACATATAACTATTGGGCAGAACCAGACAGGAAGAAAGCTTGGGCTTGGGTTAAGCGATTACTGGAAGATGAGACTATAGTTAAAGTTGCACAGAACCAGACATATGACGTGTCATGGTTAAAGTATATGCAAGATATAGAAGTTAAGGGAGTTATTCATGACACTATGCACGCACAACATTCATTGCAACCAGAGCTAGAAAAAGGTCTTGGATTTCTCGGCTCCACATACACTAACGAGGGTGCATGGAAAACTTTAGCCAAGTTTTCTGATAGCACAAAAGCCGATGAATAGTGAAACGTCCAAACTTTTTCTCTGCTAAACCCATAGCACCCATATGGGATGACTACACAGAATCTCATATAAGATTATGGCGAGCAGTTTTAGACCAACTTCTACAAGATTTATTGTACGAAGGTAATGGTAAAGAAGACAAGAAGGCGCATGTGTATTCATGGCAATGGTTAGAGAAAGATAAAGAAGACTTTGAATCAGTTTGTGATTTGGCTGATTTAGATTCTAAACGAACAAGAACTGAGATTAACAAACTAATGGAGAGGGTATATGGCAGTAACTATAAACGAAAATTTGAAGAAAGCAAAAGAGCTATTGAGTGGCGACAGAGAAAAAGAATACGGAAACAAAAAATTAAATCATGAGAACATAGCTAAACTTTGGAGTGCTTATCTTAAGAAAGACATATCCGCTCATGACGTAGCTATCTGCATGCTATTATTAAAAGTAGCACGACTGCAACAAGGAACACCTAGTGCTGATACATATATTGATATGGTAGGTTATTCAGCTATTGCAGGTGAACTATGCGAATAATAAAAAACACAGAGATAGGCAAACACGAACTTTCAAAAGACCAAATGAACTGGGTATACTGTGCATTAGATTGTACTCTTACTCATGAGATATGGACAAAGATTAGTGAAGAACTAGATGAAGATACAAGGGGCACATACCAATTTGAATTAAATAGTTTAAAGCCTGCAATGAGTATGATGTTGCGTGGTCTTAAAGTTGATGAAGAAAAAGTACGTAACATTAAAACACCTCTCAAACAAAACAGATTAAAACTAGAAAGAATGTTACACTTGTTTGCTCGTGCAGTATGGGGCAAAGATTTAAATCACAACAGCCCTGTCCAACTTAAAAAATTATTATATGAAGAATTAAACTTACCACCTGTCGTATCTTACAAGGCAGGTAAACAAAAGATATCAACCGATAGAGCGGCGTTGGAACAATTATCAGAAACATATCCAAGAGCCAAACCATTCTGTTACACCATATTAGCACTACGTGATATAGATAAACAACTATCTGTACTAGCATCCACAAGAGATAAAGATGGACGTATTCGTTGCTCATATAATGTGGCAGGCACAGAGACAGGTCGTTGGTCTTCTTCAGAAAGTCCATGGCGAACAGGAACTAATTTACAAAATGTGACTAAAGATTTACGTGCTGTATTTATACCAGACACAGGTCAGAAAATGTTCTATGCAGATTTAGAACAAGCAGAATCTAGAGCGGTCGCATATTTGGCAGGCGATCAAAACTATATAGATGTTTGTGAGAGTACAGATTTACACACAGAAGTTGTTAAGATGATTTGGCCCAACATGGGTTGGTCTGGTGATCCTAAGCAAGATAGAGCATTAGCTGATAGACCTTACTATTTACATCACAGCTATCGTGACATATGTAAACGAGCAGGACATGGAACTAACTATGGTGTTACAGCACATTCACTTGCACGTCAAATAAAAATAAAAGTATCGCAAGCTACAAGATTTCAGTTGCTTTATTTTGGTGGTGTGATATCATTAGAATCATTAGAACGTTGGCACAAACAAGATACCAAGGGGGGCTTTAAAGAATTGATTGACCAAGCAGATAAGTTGCCTGGCAATATGGTAAAAATAAAAGGAGCATTTCCTGGTATCAAGAATTGGCATCAACAGATTAGATTAGAACTAAATAATAAAGGTTCTTTATCTACACCTCTTGGCAGACGTAGGCAGTTTTGGGATAGACTATCCGATAACTCTACGTTGCGACAAGCGATTGCTTATGTACCACAATCTACTATTGGAGATTTATTAAATCTTGGTTTATACAGAGTGTGGAATGAATTAGCTAGTGAGGGTGTAGAAGTATTAGGTCAAGTACATGATGCAATACTTGGGCAATGTCCTGTTGAAAAAATAGATGAACTAATGCCAAAAGTATTAGAAAGAATGCATAATCCATTGATGGTCGATGGACGCAAAATGATTATACCATCTTCAGTGGAGATTGGTGACACATGGAAGGATATGAAAGTATGGCAAGGAATTACCCAGACTACATAAAGGCGTGTGTAGATGCAGTTAAATATAGCCCCATTCCTAAACCATTTGCACAGTGGACAGCTATCTCATCAATTGCAGGTGCATTGGGTAGGAAAGTTTGGTTTCCTATGCCTAACTATAACATTGGGTCTAATCTATTTGTTATATTAATTGCGTCACCTGGTCGTAATAAATCAGTAAGTTTAATTGTACCTTTCTCAAAAGTATTTAGCAGACTTACATCACCTGTAGGTGCTACAGAAGATGACCATAATTTTAATTCTGGTTTGGACGTATATGGTTTAAGAAATCATCCATTGTATTCTATACAAGATAGAATTACTCCAGAGAAACTTGCAGTTGACATGACTAAGATTACTCGTATGGATTTACGTTTATGTACAGAAGAGAATCCAGAATTTTATGATTCATCTTTGACTTTAGTAACTTCAGAGTTTGGTACATTCATGGGTAGAAACGAAAGATACTTACAAATGTTTTTAACAGATATGTGGGATGCTAAAGATTCTTATAGTCACAAAACAAAAACATCTGGTGAATATATTATTGAAGGCCCATGTTTGAATTGGATTGCATGTGCTACACCAGAACAGTTTGTAGATAACTTACCAGAAGACGCAAGGTCACAAGGACTACTATCACGTATTATACCCATCTTCTATGAAGGCGAAAGAATACCACAAGACTTAAATCAAAAAGTTATTAGTGAAAGTATGCTCAACAATTTACGTAATGACTTAAGTCACGTAGCTAAAATGTATGGGCCTATGACTTTTCACAAAGATGCATTTGAAAAAGCTAACGAAGATATTTTTTATAATTTAAAACCAGAACCTACTGACCCACATCTGTCAGAGTATTGTCAAAGAAGAGTATCACATTTTTTAAAGATAGCAATATCTATCTCTGCTTCTAGACGTACCTCTCGTGAGATTATGCTAGAGGACTGGGAATTAACTAAAGAGATTATGTTTGATATGGAACAGAACATGCCTAAAGCATTAGAAGGTTTTGGTATGGCAAGAACAGGTCGTATTGCTCACGATATGAGGGTGTGGTTGGATGCCACACTTGCAGGCAAAAAGACGCATATAAACATACGTGCTTTTAAGCGTGAGTTACTCCGAAAGATACCAAATCCAGGCGAGTTAGATCAGACGATAAAAGCTATGGAAGAATCTGGTTACATTAAATTAGAAGGTAATTTAGTGTTTCCATGTAAAAAGTAATTGATTGTTGAAATGAATAATGTTATACTGCGTACTTTGCGCGTGATGAAACTAGAGGGAATTTATGAAATTAGAAATTGATATGACGAAAGATAATCTGCTGCCGAAAAATGCTGTGGATATCTTAAAAGATAGGTATATGTTACCAGAAGAATTAAGCCCACAAGAGTCTTTTGCTAGGGCTTGTATGGCATTTGCAGACAATAAAGCACATGCTGAGAGATTATATAAATATGTATCTAACTTATGGTTCATGTTTGCTTCACCATTATTATCTAATGGTGGTACTGACAGAGGGCTACCCATATCATGTTTCTTAAACTATGTACCCGACAGCCGTGAAGGGCTAGCTGAACACTATACAGAAAACATTTGGTTATCTAGTATGGGGGGCGGAATAGGTGGTTATTGGGGCCATATTCGCTCACAGGGGCAGTCTACTAGCAAAGGTAATAAAACCACAGGGGTAATTCCGTTTATGCACGTAGTGGACTCTCAAATGGTTGCTTTTAACCAAGGTTCTACTAGACGTGGTTCATATGCTAGTTATATGGACATCTCACACCCAGAAATCGTAGAGTTTATTGAGATGAGAAAACCTACAGGCGGCGATATCAATAGAAAGAATTTAAATATGCATCATGGGGTCAACATATCTGACAAGTTTATG